GAGTACTGGTAGTTGTCGGGGTACTTCGGGCTATTGGCGGCTTCGTGTACCTTGGCCCAGTGAGCAGTTCCGGTAAGTGTAGGCATGATGTTTTCCTTTAGGTTTCTGGGGGTGTGCGAAGCCCCTCTGTATCGCACATCTGACTTCTATCAGGTTGCCGATCAGAAGTCAAACCTTTCTTGATGACGATGAATGTCATCCAATTCCTTGATGTCTTCCATGAAATCCGTGTAGTCCTCTTTGACGCTGTAGAACTTCAGCACTTTCTTCATGGCCTTGATGGGTGTGTCGGGTGTGTTGTAGTCGCGCCGGATGAAGTCACGCAGCGATGCCGCCACAACCTCATCGACCCATTCATCATTAAGGTTTACTTCAATCTTCATTATGCTGCCTCTTGCAGTGGTTTAAGTTTTTTAAAGTGAACGATCCAAGCAGCATCACCCGGTCCGAGTACGTTAGCGATCTGCTCCTTGGTACGCCAGTACTTGTCTGTCATGGCCTCGGCCCCGTCGAAGTGTCCGACAACCGTTGCCCATGTGTGATCCCTAGCGACATGAACAAAGCTGTACAGACCCGGCACATCACCGGGACGAAGTATCATATGACCTAATGAATAACTGCTGCGGACATGGGTGTCACCGACGTCAGGTCGCTTGAACTGGTTGATGTTGGGGACGAACTTTCTGCCCGTGGCCTTGGCGTAGGCCATCTCCCCCATAACACCAAGTATCTCGTTCTTAGCTTCATATCCACGACCTGTTGCGTTGCCGGGATTTAGTCCCTGACGGCGCGACTCATCATAGATGTCTTGGGCTACCTGCTTGGCGTATTCGATATCTTCGGGCGTGAACTTTACACGTTTCATCAGTGTGTCTCCGACCAATTGTTGCCCACCTTCCAATCACAATCTAGTGGGCAGTTAAAGGATAGCTGATCGGCCACGGCCTGTACAGCATTCTTTGAGATCAGTCCGATCTCCTCGGGATCGAGACTGGTGTCAGCCTCGATGCAGAGTTCATCGTGAATCATGGCTACGATGTTTGCCCCGGTGGGTAGCGTCTCGGATACGTTGATCAGCCACTGCTTGGCGATGACCGCAGCACATGATTGGAGCAGCGTGTTCAGGGCTGCATGTTCTGAACGGACTCGGACGTGTCGCCCGTCGATGCCGGTGACTGTGCCTGATACCGCCTGTCTGGCAACTCTTCGCTGTAGGTTCGCAAATGATGGCATACCACGGAGATATCGTTCCCTAATTGCAGCACCAGCATCTGCTCCGCCTCCGATAATTGTTCCCAGCTTTGCGTTTCCCGCCCCGTAAAGCAGTGCGTATGTGAAAGTCTTCGCTCCAGCCCGTGTAGGTAATCCAGCAAGGTGTTGAGTTCTTGTGTGAACGTCTCCATTGATAAGTTCCTCTGTGTAGTCGTTGTCGTTAAGGTAATGGGCAAGGCATCGGAGTTCGATACCGGCAAGGTCAGTGCCGATGAGTTGTCGTCCCTCCGGGATAGTCCAACACGACCGGCACTCCATGCCGTACTCGGATTGTGGTCCCGGCACCTGCTGTAGGTTCGGGCCGGTGCAGGACATGCGGTGGGTGATGGCACCCAGTGTCAGGTAGCCGCAGCGGACACGGCTGTCCCTGTCTACCTTGTCGAGCCATGAGGTGACCTGTGCCACTCGCTTCTGAAGCAGGAGGTAACGGGCAATCTTCTGTGCAAGGGGTAGGTCAATGGTGGACAGCGTGGCCTCATCGACGATGGGCTGTCCCTTCTCGGTGTGTTTCCGTGGCACCCATCCCTGTCGCTGGAGACGGTCGGCAATCTGCTGACGACTTGCAAGGTTGAAGGTCTGCCACTCGATAGCTGTGTGTTCACCACCGCAGACAGATGGATCGTTGAGATGCTTCAGCCCGACAGATGACAGGGTGCCGTCCTTGCGATACTTGGGGGTGACGAGGCGACGAGGCTTGGGAATGTCGGGCATCTCTGACAGAACATCTGCTTCGATCTCGGCAACCTCATTAGACAGGGTGGCGACAAGAGTCGCTGCCCGAGGCTGATCGAGGTAGTAGCCATGATCCTCGACCGAGTTCATCACGGCACGGACACGATGCTCCATGGCGATGGCAGACTTCCACGACGCACCACCAGCACCCCTGTCCATCTGGTACGCCTCGCCCTGTAGGTGTGTCAGTACACGATGTGTCAGGTCAACGTCCTGTCGGCAGTACTCGATCATCTCGGCTGTTGCCCCGAGGCTCCAGTCGTGGAAGTCGATCTTGGCATCGTCGAGTCTGGCACCCCATGCCCGGAGACTGTGTCCGCCGGGGCGATCAGGCCAGAGAAGCTGACTGATCAGCATGGTGTCTCGAACCTTGGCGAGGTCGAGGTCAGCTGCCCCTCCGGGGCCACACAGCAGACGGTTGATGACCGGGATGTCGAAGTTCACGGCGTTGTGTCCGTACATCCAGTCGAAGGACCGGAGGTAGTCGGGCAGTTCTGCCATGTTCTCCGAGGTGAATGTCCGGCGATCCTCGGTTCCGACCACACGGGTACAGGCGACATGGATCGTCGTGGCATCGAGGTCGTCCGTCTCTATGTCAACGATGACGTCAGACATGACGGCGCATGTAGGCGACAAGCGCCTCAAGTTCTTCGAGTGTTGCGTTACTTTTCATGTTGTTTGCTTTTCCTGAAATGATCTGGATGTTTCCCGGAACATAACCCTTGTTGTTATCAACGCGGTCGAGCGAATACGAATTGTCTTTGGATGATCCGACTTCGTTAACTGTTAACGGGATATTCAGAACAGGACAGACTTCAACCATGACGCTTTCAATATCTTCTATCGTTATTGTGCATTCGAGTCCACGCTGTCTTGCCCTGTCTCGACAGGCATACAACATATATCTGGGAAGCTTTTGTATTCGATTTTCTCGAGAGTGATCGCGTTTGTATGCGTTACAACATACGCGACACCAAGTATGTCTAGTCTCTTCGTTTTTTCTTACGCGATGAAAATCCTCAACTGGTTTTACGATGTCGCATTTGGTGCATCTCTTCTCACTCATGATGTGAAGTCTGCTAGTGGGCTGTTGTCGAAGACGGGTGTGTCATCCTGCCCCGGTTCGCCAGTCTCTGTCAAGCGTCCTGTGGTCTTGTCGTAGTACAGGTAGGTGGCAGGTCCGGTGATGCCGGAGAATCGGTTCTTCAGGACACGGACTGTTGTCGTGTTCCGCATCACCTCGTTCTCGTGCTGTCCGTTACGCTCCAATCCGATGACCATGTCGGATAGTTGTGCGATGGCAGCAGAGCCTCTGAGTTGTGACAGGCTAGTCGCTGCCCCGTCCTCGTGGCCCTGACCCTGCGGTCGGCGGAGGTGCGACACCATGATGAGACTGATGCGTAGTTCCTGCACCAGCATACGCAGCTTGGTGACGATCTCGTCAATGGCCTTACGTTCATCACCATTCTCCTGACTGGAGACAACGATGGACAGGTGGTCGAGGACGATGTACTTGCAGTCCATGGCCTTCACCATGTGACGGACCCTGCCGATGATATTCTCCAGCGAGTTCGACCCGAAGCTGTCGTAGAGGAAGATACGGTCGGTGCCCAGTGTCTGATCGAATGCCAGACGTAGTTCCTCCGGTGTCTTCTCGGTGTCGGGCAGATGCAGCGGCTTGTTCGCAGCCATCGACATGAAGCCAAGGGCTGACCGCTTGGTAGATTCTTCGAGGAACATACAGCCGATGTTGTCCTCGGTCACGTTGAGCAGGTGGTACATCAGTTCACGGACGACGGCAGACTTGCCCAGTCCTGATCCGGCGGTGAGCGTTACCAGTTCACCGACACGGATGCCGTAGGTCATCTCCTGTAGTCCATCGTACGGATACTCTACTGACGGGGTGTCGTCGTCGGTGGAGACCAAGTCCCAGAGTGACGAGCCACGGACGATACCCTCCGGGGTGAATGGCTGCGCGTTCCACCAGCGTCGGGTGTAGTCCTCGACCTTACCCTCGGCCAGATACTCACCGACATCCTTCAGTGGGGCGAGGTTGACCACCTTACACTTGTTCGGCTCGAACAGGTTGGCAACGTCCTCGGTGGCACGTTTACCTGCATCGTCGTTGTCGAAGGCCAGATAGATTTCCTCGAACGTGTTCAGGTATTCGAGGTTTTCCTTGACAGCCTTGACCCCGGTGGCTGATGGCATCCCGACTGTCGGCCACTTCGACCCATTCATCTGGTGTGCGGCCATGGTGTCGATCTCGCCCTCGCAGATGGTGATTGTCTTGCCACCGCCGGGGAACAGGTTCATCCCGAACAGGACTGTCTGTCCGTTACCGTCCCATGAGAACGTCTTGTTTCTGGAGTACCGCGTCTTCACCCCTGTCAGGGCACCGTCCGCGTTACGGTACGGGTAGAGGTGTCGGTCGTTGACGTTGTCGATGCGGACCCCGAACTTCTCGACAACTGCTGCCGAAATCTTGCGGTCTGCAAGGACGCCGCAGGTCAGGCCGTTCAGCATCTCATCCAGTCGGGAGGAGTCGTGAACTAGCCGGGGCTTCTGATGTGTTGGTTTCATATGAGTTACTACCTCGTGTGCGTGTTCGCCGTCGTATGCGTGTTCGGTCTGACGACAGCTGAAACAGTGGAAGTGTCCGTCTGTGTAGAGTGCACCTGCGTCGGACGATCCGCATAGGTGGCACGGGATGTGTGTCTTGACTGGTTCTGAATCACTCATCGTTGCCTCTGAAGAAGATTAAGGTGAATGCAATCGCGCCGACGAGTAGTACAACTGCAAGTGGAATGGCTATGATTTCTGGCATGATCTTGTCTATGTTGCAGTGCAGCATTATATTTGGGGCAGGAGAATTGCCATGACATTCAGTACTGCCACACTCGTGTTTGATGTCTTCAATGTCGGGGGTCACCGTGGTGGCTCCAACTTGTGGACAAAGATTAAAAAGGGAGTAATTCGATATGGAACCGCTCGTGCTACAGACGCTCTTCGGAACGGTCACATTTACTAAGGACAGCTACAGGCTGGACAGCCCTGTCTTCGGACTGGACTTGAACTGGGAGGCACCGGAGTGGTGTACCCTGCCGTCCACCTTCACCCAGACCAAGGGATCGTAGAACTTTCCGTAACGATTCCAGAGCCATCGAGGGTTCCGCACCGGTTTGAAATCCGGGAAGACTCTCGATGCGTTCAACTGTTTCCACTTTGCCATGACTAAATCCTGCAATTGATTGGTGGTTGTGCATCATACTCTGCTGATGCGTGGTCGTCAAGTGATGTCTTTTCGTTCCCGATAGTACCAGATCGGCCCTATCTGGGGTGCAGAACCGGCGACAACATCGGTGTTAATCGCCGGATTTCTGCGGGTTTCAGGGGTGCGACAATCTGTCCTATTGTGAGGGGGTCGTCGCGTCCGGTACATATCTATGTATCAGGTCTGAGACAAACAGTAATTTCTACCACTGTTTCCTTTTCTCTTCTCAACTGTATCTGATGTTTATGGTTGTCGGTAATCTACCTCCCTACAGGTCGTCCCAGTCCGTAGACATCATCATCCAGAATCCAAGAATAAATACAGGGATGGACAGCAGCGGGTTGATCATGACGAGACCGGTCGATGCCGCCATTATTATTACTCCTGATAATCCTTTAATCATCGTATGTCTTCCAACATTCGGGGCAGTAGAACAGTCCACCCGATCTTATGTCGGCCCGACGATGTCCACAGTCATCACACGGTGGTCGTCCATCATTCATGGTCATCGGAAAAATCTCCGCCCTGTCGGGCATCCGCGTACCATAGTTCGAGACCTTCGATGAACTCTCTGATGTCGTCTTCATCGGGTGTCTCCCCCGCCACTGACGTTACATAGCTGACGACCTCGGGGGTCACGCTCCTGTAGATATTCCCAGAGCGATTGGAGACAGACCTCGTTGTGGTTCTTTCTGTCGGCTGACCATCCTCCCTGTCCTGATCGGACCATGTCGATTCGTCCTGCGTATCCTGCTTGTCTGATCCCACCTGCACTGATCTCTCCTCTGAATAGGTCTGCTGCTTGTTTGATGGTGACGTACCCTGTCGGGCTGATCTGTCGGAGGTTGTAACGATTCATTCTACTTCTACCTTTGTCTGGTTGTTGTCGTGTCCGAACATTCGGATGGTGAATTGTCGTCCGTCTGAGTCAGTGGCTGTGACGTAGGTGATCTTGTAGAAGTCACGATCCTCTGACTGGACCTTGATGTCGGTGATGTTGTTGTAGGTTACTTCCACGGTATTCCTCTCTTCTCTGTCCTGCGGAGAATCTTTCTCCAGATGCTGATGTGGATACGCGATCTGTCGGTGGTTGTCGGGCTTGTCGCTGACCTGAGACGGACCCACTTGCGTCCGACCTGACCTTCGACGAGCCGTAGCCCTGATCCTATGCGGGGCAACTCATCTTCGAGATGTACCCAGCCCCTGTAGTCTGCCATGTCTTCTCCTGTTGTTGACCCTCATAGCGTATTCGATGGTCACTGAATTGTCCACCCCAGTTCTTGAAATATTATTGCGTTAGCTGTGCGTCTGGTGCATGGCTGGTATGTCGTCAGTGCATAGCTGATGTCGTGTCGATGGCATCGAACATCAGGATGGCCCTGACACCAGATGCTACGAGGTGTGCAGTCACGTCTGTGCTGTCGTCTGACTTCTCCAGTTCCGCAATTATGAACTCCAGATAGGTGTCGTCCGGGTCTGTCCGGGCGATGTTGTCGGCCAGTTCTACTGCTAGATCGTGGAGTTCATCACCTGCCTCTCGGATTCGTCGGGCAAGTTGAACCATCTCGGCGCGGATGTTGTCTTCTTCCATTGTGCTATATCTCTCTTGTCGTTGATGTAGTAGCGGCGGTAGGCCACCACCGGGTCGTGGTCTTTGTATTCGTCGGGCATACACTGCGGGATTGCGGTGCGGAACGGGTCCGTCGATATGTTCTGAGGTGGCTGTGACAGAGGCCCGATCAGTCTGGATGTCTTGTGGACCTTCCCGTACCGGTGGGTGTACTCCCGACACAGGCTGATCAGCAGCTGGTGCGTCCAGACGTAGTTGCCCACGGCCTGACGTACCCAGACGGCTGACGGGTGGTTTCGATGTGTCTGCTTGTACAGACCCAGACGGTCGTGTCTGTCGTCGTCCTCGTCGAGTACACGATGGGCTGTGGACAGTAGCTGTGCTGTCTCCAGTATCATCTTGACGACGTGCTTGTCGCAGTGGTGAGTGGCACAGACCACCGGGTCGGGGTGTAGGTAGAAGATGTTCATTATGCTGCCCAATCCATTGAGACACACGGATGCCATGTGCCGTCCGATACAAGTTCGTGTATTAGTCCTTCGTCGTATCCTCGCATGTCGGAGAGCGTGTCGTCGTCCGGGTTGGGCAGCGGGATGTCGTTGAAGAACACACCACCACCACCAATGATTCGGTACTCACACGCCGCCGGGTCGGCGATCTGATCTATCATGCAGGACAGTTCTTTCTTGGTCTCGAACCAGAACAGTCCGACACCTATGTGTGTGTCCTGTACTCTGACAAGGCATGTCTTCATTTGTTTTCTTTCTGATTGATGTATGTGTCGTACAGATCGTTGTTGCCCTGTTCAGTCATTGATCTGTATGTACCTCGCTTTCAGTTTCAATCCAGACCTTTGCCCCACAGGACAAAGGCTTGTCGGGACTATAAACGATCTTACACGGGCCGTTAATCGTTACCTCATGAGCATAGTCATTTGACTTGTACGTTTTAACCGTAATGACTGGCTCACGCTCACCCGTTTTTGCGTTAGATCGAATGACATGCTGATTTATATGAACAATTTTCTTCATTTCTTTTCTCCTTGATGTATGTATGTGTCGTACCAGTGCACCAGTTCGATGTCGGACATCTTGTCGATGTACTGTTCGGTGATGTCCTCGCAGTAGTCGAACTGTGATCCACATGGTCGGTCGTGATCGACGACCTGCTCGTACAGATCGTCAATCACTTTGTGGTAGAGGCTGGGCATTACCACCAACATGAGTAGATAACTGTCTCACCACGTTCGATGGCTTTCACGGCCTCGTCACAGAACTTCAGGTCGTCCTCTCGGTATTCTTCCAGCGTCATGTCCTGATACTGGTGTCCGTAGAACATGCCACCATCTGATCGACAGTCCTTGAAGCCTGACAGGATAGCCTTGCGGAGTTCCTCGATGTCTTCCTCGTTGAGGTGTAAGTCCTGACAGTTGAGGGAAGAGGCATCATGTCCTGTCCGTTCTACCCAGAGACGTTCCATGTACTCCTGTAGTGCGGCGTGTTTGCGCCAATAGAATGTCTTTGTAGGTTCTTTACGAAACTCTGCGTACTGATCCAGTCCCATTATTCCATCTCCTCATCTTCGTGGTAATAAACTTTGATTTCAAAGCCTAGTGACTCAACCAGAATCTCGTAATCTTCTGCCAATATCTCTACGAGAATGTCAGAGATTGCCTCTATATCTTTTGATAGATAGAACTGCGGATCAATGGTTAGTTCTTTCATTTCCCGTATCTTTCCTTTGCTTCACGGACCAGTCGTCCGTACTGGTTAAGGCCAAGGCTGTGGTCAAATGCTGCGCGGTAGGCTGCCTCGGTAACGGTCCAGTCTCCGGTCTGCATCAGGTCCATGACCCGGTGTGTCGCTTCTGCGTAGCGGCGGTCGATGTCGTCCATTAGTACTGCACCCTTGTTCTGTCGGTATTCTCAAACCGCTCCTCGTAACTGAGCAATGCCCCGGTGTTCTCGTCGTATCGGACACCCGGTGTGTGGTCGGTCTCAAGGTTCGTGATGTATCGAAAGCCCTGATAGTTTCCGGTCTCGTGCAGAATTGTGTCCAGCATAGCCAACACACCCCGCCGACGCTCACTGTGCTGATCATCTGTCGTCGCCAGATAATTGTTTGCCCAGTCTATTACGGTCTCAACTCTGATTGTCTTGCGGCTCATGGTCACTGCTCTGGTTGGTGGTTGATGATTTGATAGTGCCTGATGGGTTCTGAAAAGTACATTGCTAGTTCTGCATGGCTGATATGTGTCTGGTGCATGGCTTCCCATTTCTTTTATATATTTTATGTTCGGGCACGTTACGCAGCACCCATTGTTCGGTGTTATGTTTCTTCTGTCGTAATTGTTTCCGATATTTTTGGTGTTTGTTCATCGCTGATTTTCGGCGCTGTGTTTGGTTTCGCATGGTTAATATTTGCTCCTGATAATTGCGGCCATGATGATTCCGAACGCCGCGATGTTTCCGATGATGATGATTAGTTCGTTTTCCATGGGTTCCTCGTGGGTTGGTGGGGCGACATAGTGCCGCCCCGGTTTTCCCTAGTCAATCACAAATCCGGTGGTGTCGTGCCGCGCCTTACCTTTGGCGTATAGTGCGACGGCCACGTTGTGATCATCCATAAATCGGACATCGCTATCATCGCCCGATACTACATCAAGCCCGTCCCATGTCGTCGGGATGATATCTTTTGACCGGAATACTACCGCAATACGATATCCCATTGCCCGAGCGGTTTGGTAGTGCCGCGCATATTCTGCAACGCCAGAATAAGAAAACGTGAGATCGTAGACGTCTCGGTGTGGAATGATACGATTTGGAATTTTTGTATAATCGTAAAACCGGGCACCATATTCGTCGCGCATTTCGACCATAAAATTCCAGATCAATAGTTCCCAGCGAATGTCGCTTGTCCCGTTCAATCGTATGGCCGGGACCATATTCTTTTTAATTGATAGACGAATATGCGCCACAATTTCACGCTTCAATTGATCCAGAAAATCATCGCGGTATTGGTTGAAGTAAAGCGTTTTGCGTAACCGGGCAAGTTGAACCGTTGTCATAGCACCACGTCCCGCTGTATTAAGACAAGGCCCGTCGCATTGTGCGATTTCGGCCATTGGGCACATATTCACGCCCGATATATTGTGCGGTGAAAGATACAGAATTGCGGTGCTAACACCTATCTTTTCACCTTTAATTGTTTTCGCGTCATTCGATACGCCCAACAATTGTTCCGGCTTTTGGTCGTGCCATGGCTTGGCGCGATAGGCGGCTGCGAGTTCGTCTGCTAGTCCTGAAAGATTAAACATTTGGGATGCCCCTATAATCTAAGGTATGAGCGCGACGGAATTGACGCGCTTTGTGGGCATATAGTTACTGAATAGTGAGGCTGGTTCAAATGCAAAGATTGCAACCCAGCCATGCACGGAACGCATAGCGAATACGCTTTACATATGCGCGGCGATGTGCAGAGGCATATCTGCGACATATTGTCGCAATATGAATATTTTGCTTGATTTTTGGATGTTCACGTTTTGTTCCACCCGCCACAATTCGTTCACGTTTTGTTCTTCTGCTGTATTTTGTTCACGTTTTGTTCTT